TAGCAATCGACAATGCAGATTTTGGTAGATTGGCTTACATCACTAATCCACAAGTTAGAGGCAAGTTAAAGACTACTGAAAAGGCTACTAATACTGCTCAATTCATTTATACTGATAGTGCAGTAGGTGCTGGAGAGATGCCTAGAGGATTGGTTAATGGTTATAACGCAATGATATCTACCAATGTACCATCTGATTTGACTAAAGGTAGTGGTACTGGTTTGTCTGCAATGATTTATGGAGCATTTAACGCTTTATACATCGCACAGTTTGGTGGATTAGACATCGTTATTGATCCTTACACACTTTCTAAGAATGCCGTAGTTACTATGGTAGTAAACAGCTGGTGGGATATGGGATTGAGATGGCCATCACACTTTGCTGCGATTAAAGATATTGACTTAACTGCTTAATAGGAAAATATGACAAAGGTTAGATTTTTAAAGAGTCCTACTGGGACACATAAGTTAGCTTATAACGTAGGGGAAGTAGGATTTGTTAATGATGAAGTTGCAAAAGATTTGGTAAACAAGGGCATTGCAACATTAGTACAAGAACAATCTGCTTCAGTTGGATTCTCTGACGATAAGCAAGGAGATACTGTTAAGACTCAATATAAATCTACTAAAAGTCGTAAAACCAATAAGTAATGGCATTTTTTAAAGTAATAAGTGTACCATCTACTGAACCAATCACTTTAAGTGAGGCTAAAAACTATTTAAAAGTAGAAGATAGCTATACAGATGATGATACGCTTATTACTGCCATTATTACTTCTGTTCGGCAATATATAGAAACGTATCTATCGACTGCATTAATTACACAGACAATAGAAGAGAAGTGGGATTACTTTGAAGTTAGGGATTATCAACTTAGACAAAACTTTAATCTTGGAGTAAATCCAGTTCAAAGTGTAACAAGTATATCTTATATTGATACAGATGGATATAGTCAGACGTGGAGTGCTAGTGAGTATGTTGTAGACACACATAGACCAGTTGCTCGGATTGGATTAAAGAATGGTTATACATGGCCCTCAATACAAGATGAGATTAATGCTTTAACAGTAACTTATGTTGCTGGTTATGGCAATAGTGGTTCAAGTGTACCTGGGAACATTCTTCAAGCAATGCGATATTTGATTGCTACATATTATGAGAATAGAACAGATCATTTAGCTACTCTTCCAACTGCAAGTAGAGTTATTTTAGATAATATTAAGTACGGAATGGGAATTGGTTTCTAATGAGGTATCTAAAGAGTGAAAAGATTGGTAACTTAAATCGTAAAGTTAAAATTCAACAAAGAACAATAACAAGAAACTCTTATGGGGAAACTGATTTCGTTTTTAGTGACTATATTACCTTATATGCTGAAGCTGATTTCCGTATTACGAGAACGGATGAAAAGCCTCAAGAACAACAGAAAGTAGCTACTACATCTGTTTTTTATAGGATTCGTAGACGTACTGGATTATCTACAGAGATGAGGTTAGTAGATTTGACTATGGCATCTTCTCAAAATATATTTAACATAGTAGCAATTAGGGAAGAGAATAAGGATTACATGATATTAGAGTGCATTAACTATGAGTATTAAGGTTATAGGCATACAAGACTTAAATAGACGTTTGAAGGAAGTCAGTAAATTTATGACTAAAACTGAAAAGCGTAAAGTAACTTTTGGTGCTGCTAAACCTCTTGTTAGTGCTGGTCGTAGGATAACTCCGAAACGTGAGCATCCAGATAAACATAGACATCCATTTCAAAATCCAAGATATTACAAAAAGAAAATACAAGCATACTATATACCTGGAAACTTAAAAAAGAGTTTTGCTAGAGTAGCACAAAAAAGATTAAAGCGTACTACAGATACATTTGTGGGGGCTAACTTTGCTAGAATCAAGCAATTGATATATGGTACTACTGTTCCAAGGTCGGATGGATATTATGCTCACATGGCTTTTGGTAAAGACAGTAACGCAAGAAAATATAGAGAGAAAGTAATTATGCCAACAATAGCGAAAGCTGGTCGACAATCATTAAGAGCGATGGAAATTGCTACAGTAAAGGTATGGGCAAAGGCTAAAACAAGATTAAAGTTTAAGTAATGGAGATAGGGAAGGTATTATATAGTTTATTAAGTGCAGATTCTGCATTAACCACATTGATGGGAACTAATAAAGTCTATCCATCGTTTGCTCCAGATAAGACTGAATTTCCCTTTATTGTATACAAGACTAGAAGTGCTGATCCAGTTGTTACAAAGAATGGTATTGCTGACAATGTTACTTTTATTGGTTATATTAATGTATATAGTCGTAAGTATGACACATTAAGAGATATTACTGATGCAGTTAAGAATGCAATAAATAATTATAGTGGCACAGTTGAAGGTGTTACAGTTAAAAGAATTGGATATTTAGATGAGGAAGAGTTTTTTGATTTCGACATAGATGTCCATTTTATAGAATTATCTTATAGAATTAGATTAGAAAATTAAATTAAAAAATTATGCCAAGTACAGGATTTATAGATGGGACATTACTTCGACTAACATTAGGTAGTGCCCAAGGTAGTGAGGTAGAAATTTTTCACGCTACTGAATCATCCATTTCATTTTCGCTAGATGTTACAGATATTACAACTAAAGATAGCGGAAGTGGAGGATGGAGAGAAATATTCCCTAAAACAAAGTCTGCTTCTATTTCTTTTAGTGGTTTAGTAAGATATGATGAAACTTCTAGTGAAGATAATATGAGTGGATTGTTAGGTTACTTTAATGGAAGAACACAGATATATTGGGTAATGGCTACTTCAACAAGTGGAGATGTACAGTTAAGTGGAAGTGGTTATATTACTGCTTTAAGCCAAACTGCTACTGCTGATACTGAAGTTGCTTTTGATGGAACAATTGAAGTAAGTGGTGCGGTTACTGTAGGAACTGTAGCTTAAAACTAAAATAAAAGACAGATGTACAAAGAACTTAAAATACCAGGAAGAACTCTCTATGTGTCATTCAATTTGCGAGTTGTTTTACAATTTCAAAAAGAGTTTGCTAAAGAGGGTTCTTCCAATATTGATATAGAAAAATTAATCTCAGAAGTGGGATTAGAAGGTCAAATGAAGTTGTTCTATTTAGGATTGAAAGAAGGACATAGGAAAGCAAAGAAAGATTTTGACATGGAGTTTGATCCAGACTTCTTTGATTTTTTAGATGACCATCCAGAGGCAATAGAGCAGATAGCTTCTGCTTTTAATGATAGTGTTCCTCAAGGAGATGGAGAGCAAAAAAAAAGACAGACGAGAGCGAGAAAGAGCCAATAACAGAGGATTGGTTACAAAGAAAGTTGCTTGGGGAATTGGGTTGGAGTATTGATGATTTTTATGATGCAGACTTTAGGATGGCTACAAATGCTATTATAGGTATGATGAATGCAAGGTTTGAAGATATAAAAAATCAATACGAGATTGCGAGGTATAATGCAGCGTTAAATATTAATGTACATTTACCGAAAGGTAAGAGTATTAAGAATCCTAAAGAATTAGGAGAGTTTTCATGGGAAAAACCTACATCAAAGAAGAAAAACTTAACAAAAGAGCAGTTAGATAGTATTATGGAGAAAATGGAATCTCCAAAAATTGTTAAAAAAGAAAAGCTAGATGGCAGGGAACTTTCGAGATTTACTAATACGACTAGGACTTGATGACAAAGAGTTTGTTGCCAAGTTTAACAAAGTTGAACGCCAATTAGTTAGTTTTAGCAATAATGCTCGTGATTTAGGCAAAACATTATCTACTAATTTAACACTTCCATTAGGACTTGCTGCTGGAGCAGCAGTTAAGACATTTGCAGATTTTGATAGACTAGAGAAGGGTTTAGACGTTTTTGCAGACACATCTACATCTGGAGCAGAAGAATTAGAGAAGTTGTTAGATGTTGTTAGAGATGCAAGAACTACTTTAGATTTAAAGAGTGCTGCAAGTGCATCACTTCAATTACAAGCAGTTGGTATTAGTGCTGATAGGGCAAGAGAAACTATTAAGCAGTTAGGTATTGCAGCTACTGTTAGTGGATCTCAAGCGGAGGATATTGG